TAATTCCGATTGGACGCAATTAAGTGATTCTCCGCTTGACGAAGATACTCGTTCTGCTTGGGCTACCTATCGCCAAAACTTGCGTGACCTTACGGATAACATCGACGAGAATGGGGAAGTAGATTATCCAGTGGCACCTTAGAAGTTATAAATAGAATTATGGCTAAACCAAATACACGACAAGGATTAATTGATTATTGCTTAAGAGCGCTTGGAGCTCCAGTAATTGAGATTAACGTAGATGATGATCAATTAGAAGATCGCATCGATGAGGCTATTCAATATTATCAAGAATATCATTCAGATGCCATTGTAAGAGTATATCGTAAACATCAAGTAACTTCTGATGATATTACAAATCAATATATTACTTTACCAGATAATCTTTTATTCGTAAATAGAATCTTTCCATTTAGTAGTTCAAAACACTCTACTGGTATGTTTTCAGTTGATTATCAAATTCATCTAAATGATATATTTGATTTACATCAGGCAGAAGGATTGGTTCATTATGAAATGACTAAACAATATCTTTCTTTGATTGATCGTCAGGTGAATGGAATGCAACAACTTTCGACATTCTCTCGACATCAGAATAGATTATATATTGAAGCAGATTGGAGTTCAAAGATCGGGGAAGGTGAATACATAATTGTCGAAGGTTATGAAACACTCGATCCCGATACATATACTGATATTTATAATGATATGCTTTTAAAGAAATATCTTACTGCTCTTATTAAACGCCAGTGGGGTTTGAATTTAATTAAATTTGAAGGAATGCAATTGCCCGGTGGTGTTACACTTAATGGTAGACAGATCTATGATGATGCTGTACAAGATATTGAGAAGATTGAAGAAGATATGCAACTCACATATGAGATGCCTCCAGACTTCTTTGTTGGATAAATAGTAACATGCCAAGAAATCAATATTTCAGTTTAGGAGCGACATCTGAAAAGAACCTCTATGAAGATATAGTCATAGAAGGTCTTCGTATATATGGCCATGATGTATACTATCTTCCAAGGACTATTATCAATGAAGATGGTATATTTAATGAAGCATCATTGAGTGAATTTGGTGAAGCTTTCCAAATTGAAATGTATGTTGAAAATATCGATGGTTTTGAGGGAGAAGGTGATCTACTTTCAAAGTTTGGCTTAGAAATGAGAGATCAAATGAAACTTGTTGTCTCCAATCGTAGATGGGAACAACTTGTTGGTAGATTCCAAACTACTGCTGAAGTCAGACCTCAAGAAGGTGATCTTATATATTTTCCACTTGTAAAAGGCTTATTTGAAATTCGTTATGTCGAAGAAGAAACACCATTTTATCAACTTCAAAATATTCCAACATTTAAATTAAGTTGTGAATTATTCGAATATTCTAATGAAGAGATTGATACTGGTGTTGCAGAGATTGATTCATTTGAGACTAAGTTTGCGAGTAGAACTACTATAAACTTAGGAACAGGATCAGGCACTTTCGAATTAGGTGAAGATGTAACACAAGCTGTTGGTTCTCTAACAATAAGTGGTGAGATTGCTGAGATAAGATCAGATGAACTTGATATAGTTGGTATCACATCTAGTGATGGGACTAATACATCCTTCGATATAACAAACGCTTCAAACGGAAATATAATCGGTTCTTCATCAGAAGCTCTTTATCAAGTAATATCAATAGATAATGATTTCAAAAATATTGATGATGTCGATCCATTTGCCGACAATGAAGAACTTGAATCATTCGTCTCAGATGGAAATTTCATTGACTTCAGTGAACAGAATCCATTTGGTATACCAGATATAACATAATGCTTACGGGAACACATTTTTATAATCAAACACTTAAGAAGTCTGTTTCAGTTTTTGGAACAATTTTTAATAATATTCGTGTAGTTAAACATGGCGGTGTTGAGGAAAGAGTACCAATTGCATATGGACCAAGACAAAAGTTTCTAGCTAGACTTGAACAGTCAAGTAGTAGAGATGAGCACATTGCAATTAAAGTGCCTAGAATGAGTTTTGAAATAACTGATTTATCATATGATTCTGCAATCAGTTTAAATAAGATGAATAAATTATCTTATCCATCTTCTGGTTCATCTTTATCGAGAGATACTTTAAATCAAAGTGTGCCGTATACATTGACGATGGAATTAAATATTATTTCAAAGACACAAGATGAGGCCCTTCAGATAGTTGAACAAATTTTACCTACATTCACACCAGAATATACAGTTGCAATTAATGGTATGAATGGACCTAATACATCAGTTGATGTACCAATCATATTAAATTCTGTTTCTATCCCTAATGAATATGAGGGAGATTTTGAAACTAGAGATACTATAATCTACACATTAAGTTTCTCAATGAAAGTAAGATTCACTGGAGCAGTTGTTCCGAAAGCGGTCATACGTGATGTCACAGTTGATATGTATAATGATACTGATCCAACTTCCGCTCCTGAAGCACTTGATAGAGTTAATGTGAAACTAGCTTCAGATAATGATACTCCAGAAAATTTTACACTGATCACCACATTTGGATTTGATGATTCTCCATAGTTATATTATGAATAAAACTAAAGATGATATTTTAACTGCACTTGAAACAAACCTTCCACAACAATTAAAAAAGATAAAAACTGAGGTAGCTCAGACTGAGATTGTTGCTGATACAGAGGAAGATTATGTTTATTCAAGAGATAAGATTAAAGAGTTAATCGAAAAGGCAGAAGAAGCTATTGATAATATGATGGCTCTTGCTAGTGAGACTGAGCATCCAAGAGCATTCGAAGTTCTTGCTGGTATGTTTAAGACTACTACTGATATGATGGATCAATTGATCACACTTCAAAAGAAGAGAAAAGAATTGACGCAATCAGAAGAACAAAAAGCATCAGCTTCTTCTGGTAGTACGACAAATAATGCAATCTTTGTTGGTTCTACTACTGAACTACAAAAGTTTTTGAGTAATAATAATAATGACAATAGTTAATGGTGAAGCGGGATATTTAGGAAATCCGCTCGTAAAAAGAGATGGTATTAACCAAAACTTTTCACAGGAGGAAGTTGCTGAATATGTAAAGTGTATGAAAGATCCGATATACTTTGCGGAAAAGTATATTAAAGTAATCTCGTTAGATGACGGATTAGTACCATTTAAACCGTATGAATATCAAGAAAGGATGTTCAAGCACTTCAATGAGAATAGATTCTCTATTGTTCTTGCATGTCGTCAATCGGGTAAATCAATTAGCACCGTCATTTATATTTTATGGTATGCAATCTTTCATCCAGAAAAAACTATTGCGATTCTAGCAAATAAGGGAGCCACAGCGAGAGAGATGCTTTCTCGCGTTACTCTTGCGCTCGAGAATCTTCCGTTCTTTCTCCAGCCAGGATGTAAGGCGTTAAATAAGGGTAATATCACATTTGCTAATAATACAAAGATTGTTGCAGCTGCAACATCTGGTTCATCAATTCGTGGTCTATCTGTCAATCTTCTGTTCCTTGATGAATTTGCCTTCGTTGAAAATGCGGCTGAATTCTATACTTCAACATATCCTGTTGTTTCGGCTGGTAAAGAAACGAAGGTTATTATTACATCTACAGCAAATGGAGTTGGTAATATATTTCATCGTCTATATGAAGGTGCTGTTCAAGGTACTAATGAGTTTAAAGCATTTAGAGTCGATTGGTGGGATGTTCCTGGTCGTGATGAAGAGTGGAAAAAACAAACGGTATCAAATACTTCAGAGCTTCAATTCGAACAAGAATTCGGTAACTCCTTTCATGGTACGTCAAATACGCTTATATCTTCAAATACATTATTAGAGTTAAAAGCACAAAATCCAGTAGAAGTTCGAAATGATGTGTTTGTTTATGAACGACCTAAAGACGGTTATCGATATATTATGACAGTTGATGTGTCAAAGGGAAGAGGCCAAGATTACTCGACATTTAATATTATAAAAATGGCTGATGATGGATTCTCTCAGGTTTGTACATATAGGAATAATCTAGTATCTCCAATGCTTTTCCCTGATATTATTGTCAAAATGGCATCTTTATACAATAATGCTATGGTAATAATTGAAAACAATGATGCTGGACAGGTTGTATGTAATCATGTTTATTATGATTATGAATATGAAAACACGTTTGTATCTTCGTCAGTTAAATCAGATGGTATTGGTGTAATGATGTCCAAACGAGTAAAGAGAATAGGATGCTCGAATCTTAAAGATATTATAGAACTAAAGAAATTAAAAATAGTTGACAGTGCAACTATTGATGAATTATCAACTTTTGAAGTCAAAAAAAATAGTTACTCAGCCTCGGTTGGAAATCATGATGATTTGGTTATGAATCTAGTTATGTTTGCATGGTTTATTTCTTCTGACGCATTCGGAGATTTGTCTGATCGAGATTTAAAGTCTTTATTATATGAAGATAGAGTAAAACAAATGGAAGAAGATATTACTCCTGTAGGAATTATTGACGATAAGAATGTAATTGAAAGTACGCGAGTATACGATGATATGATTGATACTATGAATGAGTGGAATAATCTCTAAATATCGATTAGTATAAATAGAAATCTAACCGATTTGAATCACATCTTATTATGCAACTTATTATTCAACTAAACTAACTGAAAGGAAAAACAAAATGGGTTTTCAAGTATCACCTGGAGTCGAGGTTAAAGAAATCGACTTAACTAATGTAATACCTGCAGTATCTACCTCTATTGGTGGTTATTCTGGGTATTTTCGTTGGGGTCCTGTAAACGAAATTGGTCTTGTAAGTTCTGAAAAAGAGCTTGCTAGTAAATTTGGTTCACCAGACGCCGCACACACACAATCTTTTTTGACTGCTGCTTCATTCTTGAAGTATGGTAATGCATTAAAAGTTGTTCGAGCCGGGAGCGAGAGCAGCGGCTTGCTTAATGCCTGGGCTGGTGTACACGAAGTTCTTAACGGAGGTATTGAGGGCATAACACTCAATTCTGTTCCAACTGAATTTAGCACTAATATTACTGCTACAACTGGTCTTCACATCGTTGAAACTGATGGTGAAGGTAGTGAAGCAGTTATTGAACCACGCTTTGACATTAATGCAATAACAACTGCGAGTGGTTATCAATTGACTGCAATTGATCCAACTACGTTGAGCGATGGTTCTCATACTATTACAGTACAAGGCGAAAGTGTATCATTCGATGTAGCATCTGGTGCTGTAACAACTGATATTCCAGGTCTTGGAATTTATGTTCCTGCAGATCCTACTGGCGCAATTACAGTTACTGATACTGTTGCATCTCCTGACGTTAACGTTACTGATGTAGCTTTAACTGGTACTGCTGTATCATTTACATCAACTGCTGCAGGTGCTTCTCCAGCTGGAGATTTCTTCGATGGTGAAATTCTTACAGTTTATACAACAAGTGGTGATGATACTTCTCCTTCCTTTACAATTAGCGTAACGAATAATTCTGGAACACCTGAATTTGCAATTGCTGCAGGTACTCCTGACGTTTCATTGTTTGATACATTTCCTGCTTCAGTAAATGATCTTAAAGTGTTTCGTGCGAACGGTGATGTAGTTGACGGACTATTTGTCGATCCTGCATACGAGATCGCGGCTATTGCTTCTACTGCTGATGGTTCTGGATACGTAATTGCTAATACAACTGTAGGTATTAGTCCTGACGGTGTTGCTGGTAATGCAGTTAGCGTTGATGCTAGCAACTTTACTTTCGACGAACAAGAAACCGAATTTAGATCTGGTGCATTTATTGCAAATGAGGAAGCATTCGAATTGATGTATTCTACAATTACTAACGAATCTCTTCCTGGTTTGCTTTTTGCAAAATACCCTGGTGAGCTTGGTAATTCTCTTGGAGTGTATATCATTGACGCCGCTTCATGGTCTGATACACCAACACATATTCAAGGAAACTTCGATGGTGCACCTGTACCACAACCAACTGTTGAAGGTTTTGATAATCCAGATGATGGTAAGACATTTGTTCACGTTATTGTATACGATAAAGAAGGTTTGATTACTGGAACAAAAGGTGCAGAACTTGAAAAATGGGCATTCTTAGAGCGTGACGCTGGAGCAACAGCTGCGGATGGTTCAAATAACAACTATCAAGATGTTATTAATGCAAATTCAAATTACATCTATATTGCCCGACCAACAGTTGGTAGCTCAACGCCATATGAATTTAGTGATGGTGCTGATGTTACTGAAGCTGGTATTGCTGAAGCAGGAGATATTAATGCTGGTTTGGATGTTCTAGCCGATGCAGAAACAGTTGATGTTAATCTTCTCTTTGCGCAAAACGAAGTAAGCGGAAACACTGTTTCTAATTACTTGATGACAGTTGCTTCATCTCGTAAGGATGCAGTAGCATTTGTTTCACCACCGATTTCTGCTTCTACTGGTAATAATCCTTTGGATGCTGTTACAAAATCAATCGGTGGATTGCCAAGAGGTATTGAAGGTTCATATGCAGTATTTGATTCAACTGCGTTATACGTATACAATAAGTATGCTGATAATTACGTTTGGATTCCTGCTTCTGGTCATATGGCTGGTCTTTGTGCTAAGACAGATGATCTTGCAGAACCTTGGTTCTCACCTGCTGGTTACAATCGTGGAGGTCTATTAGGCGTTACTAAACTTGCGTTTAATCCTAAACAAGCTGAAAGAGACGAACTCTATAAAGCTGGTATTAATCCAATCGTATCATTCCCTGGACAAGGTATCTTGCTCTTCGGTGATAAGACTGCTCAAGCAAAGCCAAGTGCTTTCGACCGTATCAACGTTCGTAGATTGTTTATCGTTCTTGAAAAAGCGATTGCAACTGCTGCTAAGTATCAATTGTTCGAACTGAATGATGAATTCACTCGTGCGATGTTCAGAAATATGACAGAGCCTTTCCTACGGGATGTTAAAGGTCGTCGTGGTATTACTGACTTCTTGGTTGTATGTGATGAAACTAACAATACTGGTGAAGTGATTGACACTAACCAAG